AGGTAGTCTGCGATTGTTCCGCTCTGGGTTGCAAGCGAGCCGAGACCCAACGCCGTGCGGTGTGATGCTGCGATGCCCGTGCCGTAGGTGAACGTGGTGCCGGTCGCGAGGTTCAGGTTTCCGGTGTTCGTCAGCCCCACGAAGGTCGGACCCGTCCCGAAAACCAGCGCCCCGCTGCCGGTCTCGTCGGTGACCAGTGCCCGGAGGTTGGCGCTGCTCGGCGTGCCGGTGAAGGTGTCGAAGCCCGCGGCTCGCGTGACGCCGGCCCAGCTCGTCAGGTCGGCGTCGAGCGGCTGCTTCCCGGACAGCGCGGAGGCGAGCGGCGTGTTGATCGCGGGGAGGTCGGCGGTCGCCTTGTCGGTGAGCGCGGCGAAGGTCGTGGCCCCGCCGCCAGCGCCAGCCGGGCCGACCCGGCGGGTGATCGCCCGCGGCGTGATGACGGTGCGAATGATCGTGCGGGTGCTCATGCTGGACGGGTGACGGGAGTGGCGACGAGGAAGGGCTCGGTGGGGACGAGGATGTCGACCCCGCCATCGGGCCGGTCGGCGAGAACATCCCAGACGAACGCCCCCTCGGTGAGCGCCCAGGATTGCTCGTCGGTGAGGGCGATCAGCACCTTGTCCGGGGAGCCGCTCTTCAGGCTGATGCGGGCCGAAAGGTCGGTGACCAGGGAGCCGCCGGTCATGCGGACCTCGGCGCGGAACGTGAACCCGGTGAGATTGTCGGGAACCCCGGCGGGCGTGGTGACCGCCAGCTCCGCGAGGTAGGAAACCCCGCGGGTGATTTCGGTGCGTTCGGGCATGTGCGGCCTGTCGCGGCTCTCGCGGGAGACCCGGCCCGCGTGGCAACCAACCAGGAAACACGCGAGCCGGTTCAGCGGGCAGAGAGGAAAACACCTAACCCGTCTGCCCTCCCGGAAATCACTCTTCCCCGGCGTCGTCCTCTTGCTCGTCCTCTTCGGCCGGCTGGGCGGGCTGCTTGTCGCCGGCCTTCTCGGAGGCCTGGACGACGACGCCGATCCGGTGCTCAAGGCCGCGCTCGATCATCATGGCATTCTCCAGCGCGAGGTCGTCGAGCACGTCCTCGATGTCCTCCCCGGTGCGCTCGGCGATGACCCGGCTGCGGGTGGTGAGGCCGAGGGCGATCGCTTCCTTGTGGGCGAGGACTTCCTTCTGGGGATCCACCCAGTCCCAGCCGCGCGCGAGGAAGCGGTATTCATCATTGTCGAGACAGGCGTCGAGCTTGCGGCCGTCGATCGGCGTCTCGGCATTCATGCGGAGGATCCGCGCCCACTCGCAGAAGTAGGGCTCCTCGTGGTGGTCGATGACGAAGGCCTGGAGGGCTCGCCAGACTCCGCGCTGTTCGAGATCGCCGGCGCGGATCGAGCTGTAGTTGACGCCTTCGAGGTTCTGGGAGATCGCGTGATAGGCGCCGCCGACGCCGGCCGCGAGGCCGCGAATCATGACCTTGGTCATCTCGCCGAGATTGGCCGGCGGGAACTGCGGATCGTAGGGGACGGCCTTGATGCCGCGGGGCAGGGCTTCCCATTCACCGGGCTCGACGTTGCGGCGAAGGAGGTCGGAGGTGTCCCCGCCGTCCTCGTCGCTCTCGCCGGGGAGGGCTCCCTCGTAGTCCTCGGCGACCTCGTAGAAGCCGCCCTTCGCAGCGGCTCCGCGGCTGGTGGTGATCACCGCTTCCTCGAACTTTTGCAGCATCTGGGCGCGGATCGCGGACGGCGCGAACCAGGAGACCGAGCGGGTCTGCCCGGGGAATTCCTTCAGGAAGGTGAGGCGAGCCTGGGCGGCGGTGTAGCGGGTGTGGGTCGGCTTGCGGAGCGTCGCGAAGTTCAGATCGGACGGGTGGTGATTCAGCACCCAATACGCGACATGCGCCCCGTGCTCGTCGATCTCGACGCCCATGCGGACGCGGTTCCCGTTCGGCAGGAGTTCGTTTTTCGTGCTGTCGATCAGGCTGGAGTCGACGATCCGGGAGGCGAAGCGGTAGCGGTTCCCGTGGCCGGGGAAGTAGATTTCAAAGACCTCGCCATCGGTCGCGAGGGTGCGGATCCACAGGTTGCCGATCTCCCGGCCGGTCATGCCGCGGCAGGTCGAGGGCGCGTTCTTCAGCTTGTTTGCCCGCTTCCAGTGGGCTTCGAGCTGCTGGTTGAAGGCCTTGTCGAGGGATGCCCCGGCGTAGCGGCGACCCTGGAGCGTGAAGCCATTCGGGCCGACGACGTTGCTTTCGAGCAGGCGCAGGAACTCGCGGATGTAGTCGTTGTTCCGGGCGAGGTCGCGGCACCGGCCCTTGATGCGGTCGAGATTGAAGTAGAGCGCGGCGTCGGGCGAGACGTTGAGCGTGTCCCACGAAAGCCAGTCGCTCGTCGAGCCGGCCGAGTAGAACCGGCGACCGGATCGGCCAGGGCGCGGAGCGGAGCGGACTTGGTCGGCGGCTTCGTCGAACCGGCGCGGCGGAATCTCGGCCCGGGTCAGGCGAACGACGGGCTCGGTCGGAGCCGGGTCGGCACCACGGCGGAAAAGGGCGGGCAGGTTCATGGGGTGAATCGGGTGCCGATGCGCTTCCACCGGGAGTTCTTCGGCTTGAGGCCGAGTTCCTTTCGCTCGGAGTCGATCTTGCCTTCGAGGTAGCGGCGATGGTCGCGGAGGTCGGCGAGGCTCATGCGCTGGATCTGGCGGGATCCGGCCTGGGTCTGGATGGTGTAGGAGGCGACGCCTTCGCCGGCCAGGACCGCAGTGATCGCAGCGTTGACCGCGGCGAGCTCGGCTTCGAGCGCGGTGGCGGCGATGGAGGCGGCGGCGGGATCGGGCTTGATCGCCAGGGCCGATTCCTTGGCGACGGCCCGCTCGGTGCCACTCGTGACCGTGACGGTCAGGTCATAGAGCCCCGGCGGATAGGCCGCGGTGATGGCCGGGAGGATGGACCCGGTGTGGCTGGACCCGCTCGCGCCGAGAACCTTCGTGAACTTGCTCGACCCGCAGCGGAGATGCACGGTCGCGACCCACGTCGGGGCCGGGTAGTCGGCGAACGCGAAGTCGAAGTCGAGGGTGTCCCCCGCGGTGGTGCTGTATTCGGCCGCCATTGGGCAGCCTGTCGCGGCTCACCCGGCCCACCATCCGGCCCGGCGCTGTGGCCGGCGGGCGGGGATCGCTCGCTTCGCAGTCGCGGCGGGCTTCGCCTGGGGCGCGGGCGGCTGCTCGGCGGGTGCGACATCCGGTGCGACATCCGGTGCGACATGCCGAGCCGGTCGCTTCAGCTCGTAGGTGCGGCCCGAGCGGAGCTTGCGCGAGGCCATCGGCAGGGAGCGCAGGGCGGCGAGCGCGTAGACCCGGACGTCGAGCGGTTCGTTCCGCGCCTTGTCGATGCCCTTGCGCTTCTTCCACTCGACCCGCGGCGTCCCGCTTTTCCAAGTGACGATCTTCTCTTCCGAGGTGAGGCCCGAGAAGTATTCGCGGGAGTAGGTGAGCGGGAAGTGCATCTTGCCGCGGGTCTCGGATCCCTTCGCGAGCCGGGAATAGATCGCCTCCTTCGCGGTGTCGGTGCCGACAATGGCCAGGCGGATCTTGCTCTTCTTCTGGGCCGAGAACCGGGCGAACACCGGCTGGCCGACCGTCGAGGATCCCTTGCACGCGTAGATGTGGCGGAACTGCTTCCCGCGGACGAAGCTGTAAACGTCGTCTGTCCGGTGACCGCCCGAGTCGATGAACGCGGCCGAGACCGTGATCTGCTTCCCGTCCTCGCGGGTGAAGACGCTCTCGGCCAGGTAGCGGTCGAGCTTCTCGCGGGTAGCCTCGTCGGCCGGATCCCCGTCGATGGTGGCGAACTCGATCGACCACGATTCCTCGCCGAGGCCCCATCCCACGGCCTCCAGCTCGAAGCGGTCGTCCTGGGTATCCACGCCGACCGTGATCACCTCGACCGCGTTCGGCAGGCGCTGGCCGTCGTAGTCCTCGCGCTGCTTGAAGAGGGCTTCGTGGTCCACCTCTGCGGTCTGGAAAACGTAGGATTTCCCGAAGAGGGTGTTGGTCACGACCTGCTCGGCCTCGGGATCTCCCTTCGCGGCCTGCCACTCGTCGGCGATCTCGCGCCAGCTTTTGAAGGGCGAGTAGATCGACCAGATGCGCCAGCTTCGGATCTCGGAGGAGTCGGGCGCTTTCGTCGGGTGCCAGTAGGCCGAGCCGCCGGCCTTCGCGTCCCTGATCATCATGAACCGCTCGTGCTCCTCGATCCACCCCTCGCAGCTCGGGCACTTGACCTGTCCGAAGTGAGGATCGGCCGGATCGTCCTTGGCGAAGTGCTCGACCTCGATGGCGAAATGCTGGTCGCACCTGGGGCACGGCACCCGGTATTCCCGGCAGTCGCCCGAGGTGAACCCGCGCTCGATCCGGCTCGCGCCTTTCACCGTTGGCGTGCCGGTGCCGAAAAAGAACTTCTCGGGGAAGGTCTCTTGCCGGCGGCGAGCGAGGCCGATCGGGTCGCCCTGCTTGCCTGAGTTGCGCGGATATTGGTCGACCTCGTCGGCGAACACCTTCGCGATCGGGCGGGACTGGAGGCCGCTCGGCGAGTTTGCGCCGACCAGTTGCAGGAGGCCACCCGGGAACCTCTTGTGCCGGATCGTGTTGCCGCTCTTCTTTTCCCGCGGGTCGAGCTTGTCCCGAAGGCGGGGCGTGTCGCGGAACATGGGCTCGAGCCGGTCCTTCGAGTAGTCCTCGGCCAGCTCGATCGTCGGGAGCATGAAGAGCATCGGGCACGGGTCGCAGTCGACGAGGTAGCCGACCAGGTTGTTCATGTTCTCGGAGGCTGTGACCTGCGAGGATTTGATGAACCACGCGGCCGCGATCGCCGGATCCTTCACCGTGTCGAGGATCTCGCGCATGTAGGGCGTGCGGTTGATGTCGAAGTCCCCGGGCTCGGCCGAGGATTCAGGGGAGAGCTTCCGGTGCCGGTTCGCCCACTCGCTCGGGAGCAGGTTCGGCGGGGGCATCAGCCGGCCGAGAGCGCGGGAGCGGAGCAGGTCAATCATCGGCTTCCTTCCCGGTTGCCAGGGCGGTGAGGGCCTTGTGGATCAGGTCGTCGATCATGGCTTTGACCGTGCGCCCCACCTTGCCGCCGATCATCGCGCCGACCTTGCCGCCGATCGGGAGGAGCTTGCCGCGGACGATGTCCATGATCGAGCCCCACGCGGCCTCGACCGCCGAGGCCTCGACAAGCTCGCCGCGGCGGGTCGCGTTCTTAGTTTCCTGCTCGACGATCTGAAGCTCGATCAGGCGATCCTTCGGGCTTTGTCGGGAGGGGCTCGGTGATGCCGCGGCGACCTCGCGGGCGGCGTACCATTCGACGACCTCCATCATGTGGAGCCGATACTCCTTGCCCTCGCGGTCGTGCGGGCATCCGGCGTCGCACCATTCGCGAATCCTCTTCGGGTATTTCCCGAGGAGTCGAGCGGTCTGGGCCAGCTTCAGCGTTCGGTTTCTAGTGATCGTCACGGTGTGGGTGTTACCCCTTCAGGAAAATTTAGTGCCTAGCGAAATTCTGCGGGCTTGTCGCG